GTAACTGACCAAAAGCGGCGGGTGTCTGTTGTTGCTGTCACCGCCGCGCTTCTTACCCACACAAAAGGATAGTATGCCGCGCCGTGAACACTCTCTTGATAAACAACTGATTGCCCACCGACAGGGGGCAACGCCCCGCCCGCATTGTAATACAATTGAATTACTTGACGCGCCGCTGAAAAGTCACATACCCCATGAAATGAATCACTTGCGTCATACGTCGTGACCCGTGCCTGACGCGACCGCCCGCCCGCCTCTGTGTTCATCTCAAGAAAAGTGAAATCACTGAAGTTGATTGTGTACGCGCCGCCCGCGCCGTTGACAACGGTTGTTGTTGACGGCTTTGCAAGCACGCCCCCCACACGTTCAGCACTGAACTGGTCACGCCCTAGTATATTGCCCGTCACTTGTGCAAGATAGTCAAGCACCTGTGTTTGTAATGCGTCAACATCAATCAGGTCAAGCCGCTCAAGCGGGTGAAATAAAACCTTTGTCTCACTCATATTTAGACAGCCTCATTGTTTGATATATTAATTGATGTAGAGTTTACACGAATCGCGGCACGCGGTGACGCGGGGTATTGATTATCAAATGTGTTCTCTGTGCCGCGTTGATAAAGTTGAATATCGCGCACACCTGTTACACCCCGCGCCGCTTCAATCAATGCTGAAGCATACAGTGTTTCACTAGGTGCAAGCCCGTTGATAAAGTTGACAAGCGTTTCACGCACGGTGCTTTCAATCACACTAAAGTCAACGTCATAGTCAATGCTCAGTGTCATATCAATATTGACAAACTGGGCTTGTGCTAGTGTGACAACACAGCGTGTGCCCGCCGCCCTAAAGCCTGTTAGTAATGACGGGTTGTTTACGTCACCTTCAATCTCTGCCTGTAACTCTTTAATTAAACCTTTAAACACTCTATAGTTACGCAATGCCCACACATCACCCGCTTGCAAAACACCAGCGTCAACGTACATTACACCACGCTCATGCAAAGATGTTATTGCGCTGTTTGGTATGTTGATGACCTGACCGCCGCGCGTGACTCGCAAATTGCTTGCTGTGAGTGGTTCAGTAGCGGGGGCTTGATGATACAAGATTGACGCGCCGTTTTCAGGCACAACACCTGTGATCTCATAGGCATTGCCGCTGACCGCTTCAACGGTTAAACCTGACCCGTCATCAACAACAAGCTCACTGTATGCGGGTGTGTGGGGTGATTCAAACAAACGGGCAAAGCGCATGCGTTCACCTGTGCTTGCAATGAATGATGTGCCTAAGAACTCTAAGGCTGAACGCGTGCAACGTGTAAGAGATTGCAGATAAAGCAACGCACGTTCACGCAAGTCTTCATCATTCTCACGGTCAGTGCCGTTTGTGATAGGCTGGGTGTTGTAAACTTCAAGTATGCCGTCAGGCACTGTCACAACGGTGTTGATCTCATTACTCAACGCGTTGCCCTGATTGCCCGCAACAACCGCAACTATATGCACGTTATCAACTAACAGATTGCCCGCTGTAATGACAACGGCCTGTGATGTTCGATACTGTGCGCCGCTGTCACTTTTAACAAGTGCCCCCGCTGGTATTGTTAAATTGTTCAGGCTAGATGCGCGGCGTAGTGTAAGCACTGACCCGCTTGCGTTTGTTGCGTCTATTCTTGATATACCGACGGGGGGCAATTCAGCGACGCGTTCGTCAAGGTCTTGCCCGCTTGCATTACGCATGTAAAACGCCTCACGCAAGCCATACAAGCGGCGCTCACTAGATGCAACCTCTTGTGCGACCGCGCCCAGCAAGGTGTTCATAACTGACCCCGCAAAGATATCATTTAAATCTGTGCGTCCAAGTACCATGCCGCGAAGATCGCGCAAGATATCGTTTGAACTCTTAGGTGTATAAGGCATTAATCACCCCCTTCTTAAACTGGTATAATCATGCTCACAACGTCGCCGCTAATAGGCGACGCGTTGAAGCGTACATCAAGCGTGTCACCTTGCTGATTGATTGACACGTTATCAACAGTTAACACGCGCTCATCAGCAAGCACTTGCTCAAGTACGTCAAGCGCGATCTGTTCAGGGCGCTTGTTTGTGTTCTGTGCGCCTATGTGATCAAGCAAGCCGTAATTTAGTGATAAAGGCAATTCACCGCGCTCTGTTGACAACCTATTCAATAAGGCTTGTGAGAAGTTATCAGCACCCGTCACAAGCCGCACATCATTCAGCCCGCGTGATAAGGTCAAGTCACCGTCACTCAGTAACAGGTCAGTAAGCAAGGGTGATTGACCGCCAATCAGTTGCGGTGACAGTGTGAGCAAAGCCGCGCCGTCAACAACAGGCACAAGCACACGCTGACCCGCGCGGGGTAAATTACCGCCCGCGTCAGTGTGAGCATCGAGCCAGCTATTTGCGCGGGCAATGCCCGCCCATAAAGTTACGTCACCATATACATTTATTGACACGTCATAAAGGCTGTCACCCGCCTTTAAAACATACACCGTGAACTGTTCAGCGTCACGGTCACGGTCATTGCTTAAGATTGAAGCTTGATCATCACCCGCAAGTAATCTGAACGCGTTTTCTTTGTCTAAGAATGAGCCGCCTGAACCTGTGGGGGGTTCACTTGCATAAGCAAGCCGCCCTAAGTAGCCCAGCGCCTTGTTAGCGTTATATTGTAGATCTTGTAAAGCGTTACTAATATCTTGAAGCACAGGCGTTGCGGTTGCGTCTGTTGCGGGCGGCAATGAGTCACCCCCGAACACGTCAACAAGTGCTTGCCCGTCAGCCCAGTCACCCCACACTTCAGCCCAGTATTTGTTATCAAATAGCGCGTCATCAGCAATCGCTTTAATCGCGGCAACACTCGCAACAACGCCGTTGAAAAGATTGCTGATTTCATCCCGCAACGCCGTCAGCACGCCGCGCGTAGATGCTATTGTATCAGGTATAGACTCAGCGAGATTGACAACCGCCCTGATAACACGGCTGACTGACCCCAACGCCGCCTTTATTGGTGCAATTACATATGCTTTGGCGCTCTTAATGATCGCTGTATAGCCGTCAACAATGCGCGTTATGTTGTCTAAGAATGACGTGACGCTTTCAAAGAATGATGCAATCACGCCTTTATCGTCAATGATATATTGTGCGTCACTATAGGCTACAAGCTCAAGCGCCCATTCATAACCAAACCGTGATGATTCAACTGAGCGGGCATATGTGAAGCTTACAGGCACACAGTCATAAAAGCGCACGCCCGTCAGCAAGTCTGTGAAGGTCATTGAATTGCTTAAACTAGGGGCGCTTGACTCACGGTGACGCTGATTAATACGCCCTGTATTCATATCATGATCATGGTGTAAGAAGTCGTTGAACTCTGCAAATATCTCTTGCGGATCAAGTAAATCTGCGCCGCGCCGCATCCTCCAGTGATATTTATTTGCATAGCCTGAACGCCCGTTGATTGTAATAGAAACACGGCGGTCAACAGCGCGGCGGTGTATCTTCTCACCTGTGACTGTGAAAACAACGTCATGATCACTTATAAACTGATAGGTGACTTGTTCAGGCTCATTAGGTAATGTAATTGAATCACTTACGCGCACCCCGTCACGGATTGATAGATAGTAAGAGATAGGCACTTGCACGGGTATGCGCTCGGTAGTGAATGTGTTGAAGACGGTGTTGCCGCCCGCCCCTTTGTAAAGCATTGCCTAAATCCTTTCATGGTATGCGGATATGATCATTTATACTATCTTCAGCCCGTGATTGCACAACATTTGATGCTGTTACACTTTGCGTGTTGATTAGCTGAATGTCACCCTGTAACTGGTTAATTTCAGCCAGCCGCGCAAGGTCAACGGGTGTTGCTGTGCCCGCGCTAACACGCACCCCTATTTCAGTGACTTCAACAGCAAGGTCAGCACGCTGTGTGTTATATAAAGCAACAGTGGCGCGCTCAATAACCTGTATACGCGCCACTATTTCAGCAAGGTAAGTGAACAACGTATTTATGAAAGGGTCAGCGTTAAGCACGCCGTTTGCCGCCGTGCCTTGTTGACTGACCCTTAAGCCGCCGCCCTGTAATTGCAACTTAATTGAAGGTGCGTTTAATACGGCGTTGTTACGCGGTGACAATATCAGTGTGCTGTTTGTATTAGTCAATACAGTTTCATCAAGCGCGTGCCCCGTATAGTCAACAGCCGTCTCAGCGGTCACACCCGCCAGTGTCACCGCCGCTTGATCAGCGGGCGCGGGCAATGCGCCCATAATATAAAAGGGTTCATTACCGTCAGGGCGGGCAAGCACCACAACTGACCCCACGCGCAAGGGCGGGGTATTATGAACCGCCGCATAACCGCCCCCCGCGCTCATTAAATAACAGGGGTACATTGTTGCGCCCGCCGCGTTCACAGCCGTGAACACAGGTGACCCGTCAAGCACCTTGTCTATATCAGTAATTTGCGCCGTGTAAATCATGCTTGGCTCACGTCATCATTTGTCATTAAAAGTGTAAGTGACTCAGCCTCATACTTATCTGTATCGAACTCAGGAGCATGCACACCTATATGACCGCGTGTGAATTGATAGGTGCTAACACTTGTAACAATGCCCAGCACATCAGCACTGACGGCGGTTGTGACCGCCTCAATATAACAAGTGTATAGCGGGTCAGCGGCCTCACTAATAGGCAACTTAAAAGTCACCCAATTGCCCACAGGCACGCAATGAAGCGCCGCCCGTGCGTTCAACAGGTGACGTGCCGCAATGTCATGTTCAACCCTGAATGTGCCCGCTGTAAATGTATGCCCCATTGCAATATTATGAAACAGCCGCTCAGCTAAGGCGTTAGGCGCTCTCATATTAAACGCTTTGATTTCATCAGGGTCACTGTCAACCGATACAAACGGGGTATGCATTGATTGTGCTCTCAAGCCGTGCCTGTTTATATCAGTCTTGTTAATTGCGGGTGATGCGTCATTCCTAAAGTAGTTTAGGGCGTGCCCTTGTGCGCTACTAAAAGCACCTTCAACAAACGTGAAATTTATGCGGTCATCTTCACTGACACCGTATTCAAGCGCGGTCAAGTGTGTGCTGTCAATCATGTATGACTGACCGTCACCCGCCCGCACGGGGGGCATGTCACCAAAGAAGCTTTCACATGCGGTCTTGGATTGCACCTTGCTGTCAACACCATACTTAAAACGAGTGAGCGCGTTGAATCCTGACGCGCTGGGCGGCGCGTAGGGATACACAGGTTTATACCTGTAAATGATTAAGGGAACACCCCCCAGCCTTTTGAACGTGCCCGAACGGTGACTTTTAGAGAGTTCACGCGGTGTCATAGGTACAAATAAAGCAAAGTATTCAAACAGTTGAGGTAACGCGTTGAACATTTGCATGATCACTTCATGATGCGTCACATTGTTGCTTGTTGCACCCTGAAACAAGCTCATAATCTTGCCCTTAATCACATCAACATCAGCACCCTTCAAACCATACTTTTGCATATCATCAAATGAGCCGTCACACACAAATATAAATGTGCTCACAGGCATATCAGCGAAGCGCACAAGTGACGCGGGCAACTTATGCCCACCTAGCGCTTGAATAACTTGGTTAAGTATCACAGCGGGCGCTTGCGCTTTGAAACTGTCTTTAATCGCTTTTAGAAAGCCGTCACGATAATCAGCCGCCCTGAAAACGGCGCTAGGTTCAATCTCTTTTAAGTTGTCATCACGGCTCATAGTTTGCTTCAACTGGTTACGCATAAAGCCCGCATAAAAGTTGTCAGCCGTGATGTTGACCACGCGCAAAGGTTTGCCGTCAGCGCCGTATGCAAGGCGGTTTGACACGCGCGTGACTTGCCCAAAGAAACGCCCGACTAAATCACCCGCCGCCGTTGCCTGTTTAATAACGACCCAGCCGCCCGTGCATAAATTGCGCAATGTCAGCGCGGTGTTATCGCGTAGCAAATGACGTTGTGCCCCCGCAACAACACCCCCCAGTAATTTAAGCGCGTCAGCAAAGGGTAATTCAAGTGTGATATCAGCGCCGCCGTATGTACCTGACAAAGACTCTGTAAAGCTGACGCTTGTGCAATACTCTGCAAGGTCTAGGGGGCTGAAACCTTCACTATTAAAACGATTTGAATCATCAAAACGTAACGGGTCAGTTGTGTGAATCGCATTAAGATCACGCGGCACAAGCGACAGCCCCCGCGCCCGCACGGTCACGCTGTCAGAGTCGCCGTTTGTAGATTGCGCCGTAACATGTTGATCAATTTCACGCAACGCGCCGTGCGGGTAAAACGTCACAGTCATACTTCTTAACGGTTGTGTATATCTCAAAATCTACTGCCCCCGCGCACCTTTATACGGGTGCTCTTATTGCCCGTTTTACCAAGTTGAATATCAGTAACACCCGTTTGCTGTTTAAGTGGGGGGGCGCTTGTGCCGTATATGCCATTTGCAAGAGTCTTCAAGAAGTCTGTTGCGTCTAGTATACCTATCAACTTATCAACAATCTTGTTGATTTGTGCGGATGTGGGCATCTTCTTGAGCACCTGTGTTTGATAACGAGTTTGTGCTTTTAACAGCGTGTTAAACCGTGACACTACGCTTTCACCTTGCCCCCCGTCAGCACCATACAATTGCTCAAGATCGCGTTGACCCTTTTGTGCAACAGCCCGTGATGCTTCTAAAGCCTTACCCGTGCCCGCCTGTGTACGCATACGCCCCGCCTTATCACCCAGCACCGCCCGCCGCCCGCGCCGTATGTCAGTTGTTGTCAGTTGTTGTGTACCAAGAAGCGCAATATCAACTTGCTCATCACTTGCACCTTGTGATTTCATAGCCTCACGCATTGCAACAGGGTCAGCACTTAGCCTTTCAAGCAACGCGGTTGCCTTGAATATGTCACCGCCCTCTTGCTCAAAGGCATACGCCTGTAACATCATGTCACTCATACCAGCGGCAAACCCGCTTAAGCCCTTTGATGCGTTCACACCGACTGACTGAAACCGCCCCAGCGTTGCAAGGTTTGATTCAAGACTAGGCCGTGCCTCGTTAGGTAAGATCATTGACCGCGCACGCCTTGCAACTGAGCTTGCGTCAGTCATATCAAGACCTTGTGAGCGCCGCCCCGCCGCAAAGCCTGTGACGGCTTGTGTAAAACTCATTACACCCGTGTTGCTCAAGCCTTGCGCCCGCGCAACGCCCATTGTTTGCAAGGCGGTTGTTGCATTACCAACACCCGCAGATGTTAACTGACTGCCCAGTGAACTAACCGCCGCCGCGTCAAAGCCGCGCACTGTCAAACCTGTTATGTCATCAACAGTTAATTCACCCTGTGTGCCTACACCCACATCACGCAACATTGAAGCGGCGGCTGACGGGCTGACACCTAATGATGTTGATAAGGCTTTGATTGATGTGTAACTTAAATTATTTGTAGCATAGCCCGTGCCTATACCTTGCCCCCTTGTTGCGCCCGCCTGTAATGCGCTTAATTCAAAGCCCGCCCCCTTCATACCCAACTCTTCAAGTTTAGACAGCGACCCCGCGATAAGGCCACCCATAGGTAAGCCCTGAAGTGCTTGATTAATTGACGTTGACCCCGCTTGAGCAAACGCAAACCGCCCAACAGCAAGCGCGGCGCGCACTGTACCTCTCACCAGCGGGTTTTGACGGGCGGCTGTTAACCTTTCACGCATACTCGGGCGCGCGCCGCGCGGCGCGGGCTGTGAAGGGTCAGCGGGCTGTAAAGGGTCAGCGGGCTGTAAAGGGTCAGCGGGCTGTAAAGGCTCGGCGCTGGGTGGCCTGAACGGTATGCCTAACTCATCTAGTCGAGATGCGGATATGTAGCGCCCGCCTACATCACGCACACGCCCGTGCCTGTCTCTCTTCATACCTTCAGGTAGTGACTCTTTAAAAGGCGCATCACTAAGGGGCGCAATCAGCGGGTCATTAATGTGAAGTTGCTCTGCCTGACTTGCGGTCAGCAAGGGCGCGGTTGCTGACGGCGGTGACGGTAAAGGGGTAAACTGATTGACGGGTTGAAGCGGCGTTGCGGCGCTTTGTGGCTGTGCAACACCCCCTTCATCACCCGTTGCTTGTTGCGTTGCCTGTTTCACCGTATCTGTGAACGCCCTAACAGCCTGTGATGCGTCACTTAATTGACTGTTTAGATCAGACGTTTGCACAGGTGCGCCGCTTGTTGACAAGGGCGCTTGACTTGCACGCAAGTTGTTGCCGCTGAAACCTGACATGCTCGACTGAACAAGTTGATTACCGCTGAAACCTGAACCGCTATCACTTATCAACCTGTTGCCGTTGAAGTTGTCACGCGGGGGCGGGGTAAATGCTTGCGCGTCACTTTGTGGTGTGAACGCCTGAACCGTCGGGGGCGGTGTGCGTACACCGTTGAAGGGTGACGGGGTGTTATTGATTAAATTGTTGTTTGATGAGATCATTGAAATCTGCCCCTTGCTCAAAGGCGCGCTCAAGATCATCAATGAACGCAACACCCGTTGATTGTTTATGTGTGCCGTCAATCATAGCGGTTCTTATAATAGTATTCCATCTCTCATCATCAAGACAGAGTAATGCGTGTTCAGCGTTTTCAGGCGCAAGCGGGTCAAGCGGGTGCGGCAACCCTTGTTTCTTTAAGTAAGGCACAATCAACTGATACGCGGGGTTTAAGCGTGCCGTTTTCACCCTGTCTATTGTTGCCGCGAAAGTACGCATTTTCGTGCCTCACCAGCACGGCATTTAGTTCACTCAGTAAATCGAGATCTTGCCCCGCCCAGTCAAGCACCCATTCAGGCGCGTCATTGATTTGAGTGATGACCCGCGCAAGTGCTTCAAGTCTCAGTTGCTCACTTTCAGGCAAGCTTGCAACGGTCATGCCTCTTGTCAACCCGTTGAATACGCGTGTTTTAGTCATGCGCCCGTCACTGTCAAGAATCACGCTTTGTAAGTCATCACTATACACAGTGCCGTCAGGTGCGTCATAGGTCACAGTAAAGGTCATTTGACGTGACACAACAGCCGTGCGTTCTTCAAGCGCGTCAGCGGCGCTAGTCTCTAAAGTCACCGCTTCAGCGTCAGTCTTTAACTTACGCAAATCAAGAGTCTTGCTCATTTATCACTCACTTATAGTTTAAAGGTTATGTCTTATACTATAAGAGTGTGAGCAAATCATCAACTGTGTGTGTCTTTATAATCCTTCTCAATAATTCGCAAGGCTTCACAGGTCACGTTAACACCCATAAGCGTGCCGCGTGTGATTGCAAATGACTGTGATGAAGGGCGGCAACCTACAACGGTGTATCTTAATTCAGGCTCGCCTTGCCCGTCAAAGTCACCGCTGTCAAGAATATCTAAGTCAAACCCTGTCTCAAAGAAACGAGTAACAATCTCAGTATTCTCTTGGTTATCATCTTCACTCTTTGCGTGCGGGATAAGCCCGCGCTGGGCTGACCCGCCGCCCCTGTTGCCGTCCTGTGACCCGCTGGCGGGGTTTGGTGTCATACGAATAAAGCTTATCTGAACATTTACCACGCGCCCAATCGGTTCAATATCGCGTGAGTCAATCTCACCTAGTACATCAATGCGCTGAAGCCCGTAAACTTCATTTACTGTCACGCCTGTTGCATACCCTAGTGATTTATTACCTATCTTAACAAGCGCATTTGCACCGTTGATTGATCTGATGTTGTTAAGTGCCATAATAATAACTCTCTTTAGCGCACAATATTGGCGGTGACAGTGATGAAGTTCAAAGGCTCAACAGCGGCAAGACTGTAAATCACGTTTGCGGTGTCACCTTCAAGCAACACAGTTAAGTCTTTAAAGTTCTTGATGATACCGTTACGCTTTTGCTCAATTAGCGCCTTCTCTGCAACCTTTTGAACGGCGGCACGGCGGGCGCTAGTCACTCGCGTGCCTATCTGTGTATTCAGTGCTTCTCTTAAAAGTCGTATTGATTGATTTACAGACTCGTTTGCACTGACTTCTGAATAAACAGGGTTGTCATCTTTGAGCCAGCTTGTGACAGATCGCTCAACACGCAAGCCTGTGCTTGAAGGGTCAGCGAAGATCACAAGCCCGCGCCGTATCGCAAGCCCCGCATCATCTTCACGGCTGAAGTTCTCAACAGTACCTGTGACGGCTGTTGACGGGCGCTTGCGGGTCATTGGCTCACTGATTGAAGTTGCACCTTGTATGCCCGCAAGCAAGCACGCGGTGAAACGCGGGTCAAGTGCTGTGCCGTCAACAATGATTGACTGGGGTGTCACCGCAACGTTACGGTCATTTAGTTGTTTTGACCAGTTCGCATAAGCTTGCTGAACAGTCTGTGCGGCGGCTGTGCCTACCCATACATTACGTTCATACCCAGCATCTTGCGCCGCGTCAATGGCGTGCTGTGCGGCTTGTTGCGCAACAGCCACTGTGCTGTCAAACGGTACAACAATATTAACATCAACGCGCTTGATTGCGTCAAACGCCGCTTGCCAATTATCCGCACTTACAACAGGGTCAATTGAACCCCCTGTTAATCTGACAGCGTTTGCACTCGCAACAGGGGCGGTGTTACTGTTCTTTTCAGCTTCAACAAACGCTGACCCCGCAAACCAATTGATAAGCGTTGCGCCGTTACTTGTAAACGGTTTTGACGCGTTATAGACAAGCGCCGTTGACACCGCGTCAAGGTCTGCCCCTTTAAGCCGTGCGGCGGGCAACGTCACGATAAACGCGCCCGTTAACTCATCACCTAGTGACTTTATCTCATTCAGCGTGTCTTCAAAGCTGTCAATATTTGCAAGTAGCTTATTGAACACATTAAAGTCAACACGCAACGCCCCTACAAATGAAGCGGCGCTTGATGCACTAATTTGTGTAATCTTAGAAAATGAGACTGATGTTACAAACGTCTCATTTGCAAGGGCGGTTGCTGGTATCGTCACCGCTTCACTTGCAACGACACCTTGAAGGTTAAGCCCGACAATGTTGACGGTGCTTGGTGCTGTTTGATCCTCAAGAATCTTAAGTGTTACATTACCATTGCACGGGGTTGTGTCTGTAAGCATGTTACCGCCCGCTTGCACAACGGCTTCAAGATAACTCACACCCGCATCAAGGTTCAGGTCGGTTGCGTCAATCTCCACTGTCACACGGTCAAGTGTCTCATTTGCAAGGGCGGGCGTATACTCAAGAGACGCAACAGCACCGTCACCCAGTGCAACAACGCTTTCACGGGGCACAACACCTTCAAAGACTTCAAGGTCATATAGTGATGCATCACTTGCGTTGCTTGCAATCTTTACCTTTAAACGGTTGCCGTCAACACCCCACAAACGAGACTTGACGGTTATGCCCCCATTTATCACGCTGGCTTGCGTTGAGTCACCCGCGCTCACAAGTGTTAGGCTGTCAATCGTGCTGTCACTTTCAAGCGGCTTGAACATGAGCGCGGCGGCGGTGTCAATGTCACGATTTGTGCCGCGCATATAATCCGCAAGATCAAGGCTGTTTGTAAACCTCACAGGCGTTGCCGCTTTTAATTGCGGGAAGTCACCCACCAGCGCAAGGTTTCCTGTTGACGGGGCTGATTGCTCAGTTAGATTATTGATAACACGGGCATAAACAGACGGCCTAGACCGTCTCTGACCGTTGAAGAATATACTGGTAGGCATTTGCACAACAACCTTTAATGATAGGGTTAGAGTTTAGTTGATACATTATACACTAACACCGCCGTTTATTGTACTGTCTTCAGCGGTTTGACTCTCATGTTGCACCTGAATTGTAAACAACGGATCAAGCGCGGCGGGGGTGTCAATGTTTACTTTTGACGGTATCTCAAGCAAGTGAAGCGCGGCAAACCTCATCTGCCGCCCATAGGTTGATAAGTCTTCACCTGTGAACGCGGGGTCAGGTACAAGTGATGTTGCGCCTATATAAATGACGTTTTGAAACGCGGCTTTGACAAGCACGTCTTTGAAGGTTAGCATGCCCGCTTGCACAATTAGTGACAGTAAACGCACCGTTTCAAGCGTGTCAGCGTATATATTCACAACCGCTTCTTGTGATGTGAACACATGATTAAGCCTGACAAGTTGCTGATCATCATCTAGGTGTTCACTTGCGAGTTGTGCAAGCCCCTGTTCATCATAAAACTGTTCTGAGCTTTCAACTGTTATCAAGGGCAACCGCTTTGCTGTGCGGGCGTTGTATGCCGCATCAAATGACACATCAGTTGACTGAAGCGTTGCCCACATACGATCACGCATCACAGGGCTGATGTGAGGTAACAGCGGGTCAAAGAGTGTGCGTTCACTTCTATAATAACGCACCGCATTGCCTATGATGTGGATTAAATACAGGTCAAACATTATCACCCCCTAAGAACTCAAGCTTGCACTGAACACGCACAGGTAAAGCAACCGTGTTGTCAGTCAATGACTTACGCCTGACGTGTGTGTCACGCATGCTGTTTGCAAACGCAACACATGTGTATGTAGGGTGCATAAAGTAATTAAAACTAAACTTGCCCGCCCCCGCTGGCTTATTTACCCAGTTCACCGCGCCGTCGTTCACAGTAAAGTCAACACCTTCAACGAGTTCAACCCCCGTTGCTTGACGTGTTGCCGCGTCAGAATACGTTGCATACATCACACCCCGCGTCACATCACCTGTTGCAAGCGTCATTGTGCGCGGCGCAATTGGAAAGCGTAAGGATAGTGTAAGAAGTCCGTTATCCTCTATACTCTCTTGATACAGCATCACGCTATCGAGCATCTCAAACTTGTCACCGAAGGACGGCAAGTGTTCAGGCTCAAGCGTTATGTTAACCATCCCATCTCGATAGCCACCGAAACGCGCGTTTAAATATTCACCGTCAGCACTTGCAACAATACCCTGAACCGTTTGCGGTGAATGGTAGATTGTGCCGTTGCCCTGACACACTACACACGCGGGGTTGTACTGTGTATCAACTGACGTGTCACCCGCCCCTACATAATCAAGGTCAAGGTTCAATTCATTTGTTTTACTTGAGCAAGGGCACGGTGCGGATTGTGACCAGCGCAAGAGTAAACCCTTTTGTGCTATGAGTTTACTAAAGTCAAACTCTCTGAAGTCAATGCGCCCCTTTGTGAGTGAGCGGTCAGGCAATGGTAAAAGCATGAGTAAACCCCTATCGTGCGTGAAAGTTCATCTTCTTATACTTTGCGCGCAATGAACGCATCACGGTCTTTAATTCTTTATTGAAGTTGACAAGGCGCGCGCCGTATCCCGCATTTGTTGCTGATGATGTTGAGCCTATTGATTGTGACAATCCATCTATACCCAGTGAGTGTGTAGCAATGCCCGCGCCTAATATCAAATCACCCGCAACATCTAGCGGCAACATAGCTGAAACGAGTTGCACCGCCCTGATGATGAGGGGGTCAACGTCATGTGCTGACCATTCAAAGGCAAGGTTGCCTGTTGTGGGGGCTGTGCGGGCTTGCACTGTCATGGTGTCAGGGCTTGTTGATATTACACGCAAGCCCGCGCCGCCTTGTGCATCCGTGACTGTAAGCGTGTTATAGAAACGCCCGCTGAAGTTGCTGTTTAATGAAACTGTTACCGTATCGTCACCCTGTGGTATTACGGCTGACCCTTCATCAAAAGTGTGCCCCGCTGTATAATCGACGCTGAAGTATAAAGGGAAACGAGAATAAGGCGAAAATACATCACCTACAAAGAACGGCACGCCTGAACTAAAACGCAAACTAGCCGCAAGCGTGCTGTCAGGTATTAAGTTAAACTGACCGTGTAGGTGTGACCCTATTGTTGCAAAGCTTGCGGGCAAGTCTGCAACCGCGTTGCTATTGCCCACTTTGATCTTCAGCGCGTCAATACTCTTTAGCGGTCGATAATCAACACTCATAAAATAATGTGAGTGACGGTCAATCAGGTCAACGTCATGACGTTCACCCTTTACATTAAAGTTGTCTAGGACAATGCCAAGATCAGCCTCAATTAAAGCAACCGCTTGTTGTATCGCGCTCTCAAATAACTCATCAGGGTACGGCGACCCGTCATCAAAGGTCAGGTCAACGCCCGCAATTGTTGTGCTCTTTAATGCTTCAACTGTGATTATGTCAAAGATTGTGCGTGCCATTGAAGCCCCTTTTGCAAGGGGTGTTCAATTGCCCCTTTTAATCAACCTTGCGGCGTTTGCGCTTGCGCGTTACCTTTACATTATCATCTTTTGAGATTAAAGTTTCAACCTTTTCAACATCAACCGCCGCGTCAACTTGCGGCGGGGCAACTGGCGCATCTTTTGTTTTCTCGTTGTCAACCGCTGGCAACTCAGAGAAACTGAAGATGTGCGCCGCCCGCCGCATCTTTAACGCAAGTTCTTCATCAACAGGTGTAAGTATTGAACCGTCAGCGGCAACAGTCAGGCGTTGCCCCGCAAACGTCACGTTGCTGACAACGGGGTGCATACTTAAGCGCCGTTTGTATATCCACATAACAGTTGACCTTTACCTTAGAAGTTAGCGTTTAGATAATTAGCGTTAATACCAGCTGTTGAGCTAAAGCCCGCTTGTTCAAGCACAAACATCTTGCGGGGCAACTTAATAACAGGTGACCCGAACAGCATAAGCAAGAACGGCCTGATTGTTGATGTCTCAGCAAGGGGGCGACGGATGAGGTCAAGCAACCGCACAAATTGCATTGCGTCAGGGGTGTGCTGAGCAAATACAATGTTGCTTGTGTTGTGTGCGTGCTGACCCTTGTCAAGATAATCTGTGCCGTCACCCGCAACACGGGTGATCATGCGGCAAGTATCCGCACCCGCGTTGCGCTCGCTTCTGTAGATGCGGTAGTAGTTAATGTTTGCATCAGCATTAAGCGTGATTGTAACACCGTCACCCGCCGCAACTGTCAGTTCACCTGACTGAACAGGCGCAAGAGCACCGCTCTTACCCACAGCTACAACCTTATAGAAGTATTTACCCGCCGCAAGATCTGACCCAGCCAAAGGTGAAGTCAGCGCAAACGCTGGCGCTACATACCCCGCCTCAGTAGGCTGTGAACCAATTGCCGCATTAGGTGCAAGACTTGCCGTATGAAGAAACGGCGCGGCCTGTACTGCAACCTTGCCATATGGCGCGGTAATAAATATCTTCTCTTGACCAAACGTCACGCCCTGTGACGGGTCGCGGGTGAACATGTCATGCCGCCCGTTCTCAACGGATTGACGGATCAACTCGGCGTGAATACGCGGCTCAACATAAATAGTGTCAGGGCGGCCGTAATTGGGTGACGCGTAAACTTGCCCTAACACTTCTTGAAGTAGTAAGGGTGTAGGCACAGCGCCGTTCAGATCAAGCTTTGACCCGCTGTCACTGATCTGTTTAATTACGCCATCAAAACCTTCACTGTTCATTGACTCATCACCATGCCAGAGTTGAGACTCAACTTTGCGCATAAGTGAGAGCGTGCCGCGCTCTGTCTCTTCAGCCATTGCGGTGCGGTTGTCACCAATAAGCCCAACCATAGACGCAACGTCACTGATTTGACGACGTTCAGCCATATACTTAACTTTGATTGACTTGCGGTCATATGATGCTGAGCCTGTTGCAAACTCAGTGCCGCCCCCGCCCTCTGCAATGAAGGGGTCAAGGTCAAGCCCGTGTTCTTCAACAACAACATATTCATGCAATGAGTTTGACACGCTGGTCTTTGGGATATTACGCCACAGCGCAATCTCATTCATTGTATGAGTTGCAACTGACAACATACCTTCAATTGACTGGGGCACAAGCGGTGACAGCCCGCCGCCCGCGTCAGGTTGTGCGGGTGTTTGATATCCAACTAGCCCCGAACTTTTACGCAACGCATCATTCAGGTTTGCAAGGTCAGCGGGGTTCACCATTTGGTTATTCTGTGGTAACATGTTCAATACCTCTTAAAGTGACAAGTCAGCCGCAACGTGTGCGGGGTTAAAGTTTGACTCAAGCTGTGCAATACCTTTGCGTAACTGTGCAAGGCGTGAAGGGTCAGTTGTGCTTGTCATAGCCGTCAGCGCCTTTGAAAGTACATCTGACTTGCTGACGGGCGCGTCAACGGGCTGTGTGTCAGCGGGGGCTAATTCAGCCTCACTGATGATAGCCTTGCTCACTGGCTGTGATGCAAGATCAGTAAAGCCCTTTTCAACGCGATCTGTAAGCATGTCAAGCGCGCTTACCTTCTCAGTTAACTCATCAATCTTTGCTGACATAGCTGAGATTGACTTTTCAACAGCGTCAACAAGATTGCGGTTTTGCTCAACAATCGCGTCAGCGCCCTTGCTGATAATTTCAACTGACGGGTCAGTTGTGTGCATTGACTTATTAAGGTCAACAAGCAACGCTTCAAGGCGGTCAATGCTGACGTGCTCAGAATCGACGCTGTTAACAACAGACTGGTCAACGGTGACTTGATCACTCATTGTGCATAATCCTTTGTGAGAGATGTGTTAGTTTATTGATTATATGATGTTTTGGCTGAAGATACAAGACTTGTTGCGAGTGTACGCGCCTGACCTTGTGAAAGGTGAGGAAATACACGGCTCATCATATCCGTCAGCTGACGGGGTGATATGTTCGGCATTGCCTTTTGCTCAGTTTTCATTGCGGCCTGTAAATCAGTCATGCGTTCACTGATCATTGCACTCATTTCAATACGCAATTTATCAAGTGTAACATCATCAATTGAAGGTTTACTGTCTAGGCCCTGTTCAACGAGGGGTGATAAATCCGCACCCGCGTCAGGTTGTGCGGGCGTTTGATAACCAACGTCACTCTTGTTTATGAGGCTGTGAAGCTCATTCATTACTTCAGGGTCGCACAATTCGGGGTGCTGGCTCAGTAGCCTTGCCGCAACGTCAGCCTTTGAAGCGGGGGCGGCGCTCATTAGTGAGCGCGCTAAGACTTCAAGACGCGCGTCAGGGTTGACGGGCGCTGACGTGATCGCAACATTTAAGATCTTTGCGCGTGTGATCAGTTTAGAGTTTTCAGGATCGCGCGCAAGCACTTGCCCTTCAACGCTGAAGCCTAATGTGCGCGGGATATCAGCGCGCTCAATTGCCTTTGCAATGTCAATGATCTCACGCGCGCGCGGTGCGCTGTTAAGCAAATACCCTTCAACACGGGTTGCTTGTTTGCCGTCAATCGTCACACACTTCACGCCTGTGGGTGCGCCTAATATGTTATCAGCGCCTTGCTTATGCTCATAATTAAACCAGCCTTTATCAAGAAAATAACTAAAGTCCATACCACTCTGTAAAATTGTATCACCTTGCTGGTCAACCGTATCTGTCGAGATTATACCGCCTATGGGTGTTTTCTCAGATGCGGTGTCACCTTTACTTAGGTTAACAGGCGACCAAACCGCAAACAGTTCAACAGGGGGTGTTTCTTGATTTATCATTCAGATCACTCACTTT